GGTCGCGTCATTGGCCCGGAGATTTCCTTCTCTTTCCGACAGTACCTTTTTATGTGTGTAGTTGTATTTGTGTATCAAATTTTATATCCTCTTTGCGTGATCTTTATCAGTTCGCTGTACCATAGCCGGCGCACGCTCTGTCTCTGCCCTAGTGTGCGTATCATCATTTCGTTCCAGGGTAGGCGTTGTGTGTGTTTATCCTGTCTCTCTCTCATGCGCGATATTTTATGCCCGGCCAATATATACAGTCCTCGCCCTAGCGCGCCTGATTTTGTGGGGATCTTTTGAGATAATATAAATGCCTGCTGTCCCCCTCGACTGCCTAGTACGCGCATCATGAAATAGAATCGCTGCTGTAGGTTTTTTCCCTGAAATTGCTCAGGTTTCCAAAATTTATTTTTAGATAAGAATCGCGCCCTCGTTTTTATTTTACCCCTTTTTTTAGACCCGCGGGCTTTAATTGATGCCGTGTGTCTGCGTGGTACATCCCCGTGTTCCTGCTCCTGCCAGCCTGTGAATCGCTCCCGTTTCACCGATCCCGTATAGGCGATCTGCTGCTCGATGCGTCCTGGCCTTGCTTTCTGGACCTGTATGCTGGATTCGAGAAAGCGGGGATTCCTGATTATTAGGTTCTGCTTAAGGATGTCGATATCCGTTTTTCTTGCCTCGAAGGCCAGTCCATTGAGGACATTGGCCGTAGCTCGGGGGAGCTCCCGGGGCATTTTCTTAAAAAACCTTTCCAGGCGCTTAAGATCCGATATATCGGCGTTGAACATGATAAGAGTTAACGCATAAGCGCCTTAAAAAGTCAATCATTTCCGTAACCTCGAACCAAAAATATAATATATGTAATAAATCCCGTCCGGAAACCCGGAAAAACCGAAAAAATTATGATACATATAATAAGGAAGAAAAGAATAATATTATATTTATTATTATATTATATATATTTTATACTCGCGCGTGAGATTTTCATTGTGTGCATCCTGGTAGCACGTTTATTTATTTTAGTGTTACCGTGTTTATGTATATCTCTCTCTGTGACAGTAGAAAATCATATAATATTTGTAATAAATATAATGAGTCTTAAAATCCCTGAATTATTCAGGGTTTGCGGCGTTATTAACATTATATTTCTAAAAACCGGAAATGTAATATTATATAATATTCCCGCTAATGCGACGAAATGCATATTATGAGAAGCTCCAGGGCGCCGGATCGGGGTATGAAACCGGGCGCAGGCGTTTAAGCATCCACTAAAACACGAAACTAAATTTTTGCCGTGGGCGAAAAAAATCAGAAAAAGACTTGACATCTTGATATACATGATATACATTATATATATCAAGAGTTAAGGAGGATGAAATGAAAAAAATTATAATTAACGGACACGCGGTGGGGAAATATAGCAAGATCGCAAAACGCGCAATGTGGATCATGACTCGCGCGAACGAAATCTCGATTTCTCGCACCCCAGAGGAGGGCAGCACGCACAATGCATATTTTCGGCGCGGCATGAGCGGCGGGGGATGGGGATTTTGGGCGCGTGCATTTGACCTCGCTGGCGTTGATTGTGGCGCGATGAATTATTGGTCAGGAAGCGCTCCAACTCCATCGACCGCGATTAACCGTGGGATCGCGGAATATATACGGACTCACGCTGCATCCGAAAATATCCCATTTTAGCAGAGTGACGGCCCTTCGGGGCCGGTAATGCTACGGCTCGGTCACAAGTCCGGGCAAAACCAAGGAGGAAATCATGGCTACAAAATGGCAATCGACCGGGCTCTATGAGCATCCGGCAAAACATCAGCAAGGCACTTTCGGGCAGATCATACAATCCGATGCCGGGGTGTATAATCTTAAAGTCGGGGGATCGCATATGTCATGCCCGCAGGAATGGGCGGCGGCGATCCATGCCGAGGAAACCGGGCAGACCGGACAAATGATAATCCGCAACGTCCCGGAATCGGTAAGGCGGGAGTTTAAGGCAAAATGCGCTTCTGAGGGGGTGAGTATGCAGGATAAAATTATTGAGCTAATGACCAATTATGTCAAACCGGAATAACGCCGCCCGTAAACAGGTAGGCTGGCCGAAGGGAAAAAAAAGAAAGGAGGAAACGAAATGACCACGCAGGAATATCTCACCATAAAAATCGTTGAAGCCAAAATAAAAGAAGGTGCGCCCGTGCCGCCTGACTGGATGTCGGCATACGAGAAAATCATCAAGCAGGCCGGTTAACCCCGGCCTTTTTTATGCTTGACTTTTTATATCATTTTAATATATTAAATCATTTAATATTATAGCTCACAACAAGATAATATATTAAAATATTTAATATTTTCCTTGACAAATCATTTTATCGGTATTATGTGACATCATCAGGAGTAAAAAATCATGAAATATTCATACACGTCGGTCGCCCTCCACGAGGGAAAATTCCTTGCCCTAAAAAAACAGGTTAAAAAGCGCCGGACGAAGCAGAAAAACGGACGGGAATTTACTATAAATGCCGCATTCAATGAGGCCGTTGACCTGTGGCTCCAGCGCGAGTCTGTGGCCAAAAAACCCAAATCCGAGAATATGCTCGTGGTACCGGCCAAACGCCCGGAGGCGATAACATGAAACTCATCCCGCTCAAACTCGAATTCCCAAACCCGTTTTATATCGGTATCCTCGAAACCGCGACGGCGAAAAAATACCTGAGTCCCCTGCTGGGGATATACATCAGCGACGGCATTGTGGCGGTCTACCTGTGCCGCCGCGAGTTCGTGGTGTGGGAGGGGAGGGCATGACCTCCAACCGCGAGCGCGCCGACTGCATCGCCAAAATATTTACAATCATGTGCCGCGACGTGAACGCGAGTTTCACGATCCTCCCAGAGACGGCGATGCTGCTGGAAAAATATCATCCGGAATTGCCCATAAATTACATCGGCGACGACGGGCGTTTAAAGCCGGGGTTGAACGCGAAGAGGTTGATGTGAAGGGAAGCGAGCCAGAGGCGAGGAGAAAACCATGTCCCGTGAGCGAGCCAGAGCAGAAGAGAAAACCAGGTGTCATGAGCGAGCCATCGGGCCTGAGAAAACCATTGAACAAGAGCGCACTTTAAAAAGGAGGATCTAAACCATGAAAGAAAAAGAGCGAAAAGAATTACGGGCGATGGTGCGGACAATGTACGACTATCAAGACATGAGACTCCGCACTGCCGGGCGGCTACGCCTTAACGCCGACGATGAAACCGTTGACGAGGAGTACATGGACGATGCCGAGATCAGCGAAAAAGATTATGATACAATCGAATACGTGAAGTTGTCCACGCAGAAGATCGAGAAAAAGCTCGCCCGAGAAATCGAGTGCATGATTAAAAACGAGCCGGTGTATATCGAGTTCTTCAAAAAGGTGAGGGGATGCGGCCCCCTTATGTCCGCCGCCTGTCTCTGCGAATTTGACATCGAGCGAGCTACGACAGTATCGAAAATGTGGCAATTCGCTGGCCTCAATTCGGGGCTCGTTCGGGGCAAGAAGATAATCAAGATCACGAAAAAAACCGATACCGCCGAAGTGATCCGGGAATATGAGAACAAGGCGGGAGAAAAATGCGGGATAATATTGACCGACGAAATGGTGAGAGGCGATAAGCGCACCCCGGGTTTTGTGGCTCCTTATAACGCATGGTTGCGGACGAAGCTCTGCGGAGTGCTGGCGTCCGGTATGATAAAAGCGCAACACGGAGAAAGTGGGAGAAATTACGCCCTCGATTATTACTATCCCTATAAGACCCGGCTTGAACAGGAAGAAAACGAGGTTATGCATATCGGTAAGATGACTCCCTGGAAGGATGTCAGCAAGGGCCACCGCGACGCCGCCGCGAAACGGTACATGATAAAAATGTTCGTCCGGGATTTATACGTGGCATGGCGCACCCTTGAAGGATTGGAAGTGCGGCCACCGTATCAAGACGAATATCTCGGGCATCGACACGAGGCCGTGGGATGAATGAGCCACAGATTGTGAGAAAACCACGGTAAAGGAGCGAGCCACACGACGCGAGAAAACCATGTTTGGTGAGCGAGCCATATGAAATGAGAAAACCATCGTGCGTGAGCGAGCCAACCTCGGGGAGAAAACCACAATTCATGAGCGAGCCAGAGCACACGAGAAAACCAGTCGCACGGAGCGAGCCATATGATCAGAGAAAACCACATTTCGAGAGCGAGCCATTCTGAAAGAGAAAACCACTTATGCGGGAGCGAGCCATGTCCTTAGAGAAAACCACTCTGCAGGAGCGAGCCAGGCGGTTCCCGGTTCCATGCGGGTTCGATTCCCGCGCCGCCGAATGGGAAATAACATGAACATAATAATCCGGACCTGCGGTGAACGCACGGAAAAACGATGCATCGAGCTTGCCCGTAAACAGGGCGCCGTGCATATCGTTCGCGCCTATCCGTTCGGAGAATGCCTGCGGCAATCCTTCGCGCTGGCGCAGACCTTCCCCGATGAGTTTGTGGCTATGGTCGACGCCGATGTACTGCTGTTGCCGTACACGCTCAGGGAAGGGATCGCGTACCTCAGGCGATGCCACTCATCGGTGCTCGTGCTCGACGGCGTAACCAAAGATTTTATCATGATGAAAAAACGCAGGGCCGGAATCCATATATACCGGCGCGCTCTGTTAAAGAAAGCCATGCCATACATCAACGATAAAAAAACAAAACCGGAATCACACGTCAGGAAATCGATGGCGAGGCTCGGCCATAAAACCGTGGTCGGAAAAATCGTGTTTGGTCTCCATGACTACGAGCAATACTACGCCGATCTGTGGCGGAAAGCGTTTGCGCAGGCCCACAAGTTGCCGCGAACGAGCCGGAAATGCAGGCCGAAATGGGCGAAGCTCGCAAAATTAAATCCCGATTACCGCGTGATACTGGCCGCAAATATTGAGGGTGAGAAATACCGAGGCGGCGTGATGATCGATAAAAACTGGAGCGGATACGGTGCCGCTGCGGGGCTCAAAAAACTCGGATTAAAGGAAAAGGAGGGGATGCTGATATGAAACGCCACCGCTGGGATGCCGCACTTGACAGGTTGCCGCACAAAACTAAATTTCGCATCGCAGAAATCGGAGTATGGTGCGGGCATTTCTCGGAGCAGATCCTCAAGGCCCGACCGGGAGCGCGTATAATTCAGGTCGATCGCTGGAGCACGTATTCCCTGGACGAACAGGCCAACGAGACCGAGGCGCGTATGAGCAAATATTCGCAGATCACCTTCAACAAGGCCAAATACGAGAACCTGCATAGGATCGCCCCGTTTCCGAAGCGTGTCCGCATCCTCGAAATGGACAGTGTCGACGCCGCGGACAGGATTACTGACGCGAGCCTTGACATGGTTTTCATTGACGCCTCGCACTCCTATGAGGGATGCCTCGGCGACATCAAGGCGTGGCTCCCGAAGGTCAAGCCCCGGGGCTGGATCGGCGGCCACGATTTCAGACACAAGGGAAAGGGAAGGCCCGGCGTTACGAAGGCCGTTACCGAGATATTCGGGAAAAAATACGAGCTCGACACCGACAAAACGTGGTGGGTTCGCGTATGAGACACCCGCGAATGCTCAAGACGCGGAAGCTCCGAACTATCTGCGAGGTGTTGCGCGAGTGCTATGAGCTGACCAGGGATGAGCAGGTGCGCGAGAAGCTGGTCGAGGCGCAGCACATGGCGAAACGCATGAGCCGGAAATTACTCCAGTACAATCAGAAGGCCTTCAAGGGCTGGTGGGAGAAAAATCCCGACTACGCCGAGGACATCAAGAGAAAGGAAAGGGAGACGAGGATAAAATGAAAACATATGTCACGTTTGGGCAATCTCACGTCCACAGGATAAACGGAAAAATACTAGACCGTGATTGCGTCGCCCTCATAAACGGGAACAGGGATGACGTTTTCAAGATGTTCGGAGATAAGTTTTGTTTTGAATACGCGGAAGATAAATTCAATTTTGACAGCATGAAATATTTTCCCCGTGGGATTATCGAGGTTTAATGTGACCACCCCGGTATACATCCTGATACGCACCAGTGGACGACCACGCTTTTTTAAGGCGATGATGGCGTCAATCAAGGCGCAGACCTACCGGAAAATAATCACGATTGTGCATACCGACAATCCCGGTGATACCTATGTATGGGGCGATATTATCGTCAGGGGAACGCCGAAACCGGGATGCCGGGCCCCGTATAACCTCTATATGAATACGCTCATTAAGGCCGTGTGTAAACAGGATCCCGGATGGGTCTACATGCTCGACGACGACGACGCCCTCGCTGCCCCGGACGTGATCGCCCGTTTCGTCGCGGCCTCGAAAATAGATCACATCAACGTCGCCCGCGCCGACCGTGGCCACGGCAAAATATGGCCGAAAAAGTGGCGAATCCAGACGAGCTTTCAAACTGAATGTTTCATGTTGTGGTCGAAATACTCGGGGATGGGCAAATGGTGGGGGAAAACAGGCGGGGATCACTACTACACGAAGCAGATCACCCGCGCGCTACCCATAAACTGGATTGACGGCCTGATTGTAGCCAGGGCACAGGCCGGCAAGAGCAGGGGTGCGCGCCGGGACCTGGGAGAGAGGAGGGGGAGATGAGATATGTAAAACACGCGAAGCGGCCGGGGCACAGTAAAGATATTTGCTCCAAATGTTGTTTTAATAGCACCGGGGAATGTCCTGTTGATGACCGTGGACACCTGCTCTGCCTCGACAAATACGGCATCGACGGCATTTTCGTCGCCGCCACCGCCGCAGAGGTCGCGCGGTACAAAGCGAGGGAGGTCGAGTAATAATGGCGCAAGGTCAGTTAAAAAATCCCTTAATAAAAAACTGCATTTTTTGTGGCAGGCAATTCCATACACGTAGTCCAGTGGCAAAATGCTGCAACGAAGAATGTTCTAATCTTAGACGAAAAGAACAGGTTGGGCAATATTATCATAACCATAAGCGGGAAAGGGGTATCTATAATAAAAATTGGCAAAAGGAGAATACTGAAAGAAGAAAACTCAAAAGACGCGAATTGAAAAGTAGCAATCCTGATAAATATAAAAATCAATTTAAAGAGTGGTATTATAAAAACCACGAATCACAGAAAAAGAGAGTGCGCGACTATAGATCAAATAATCCGGATAAAGTAAGGAACACGTTTAAAAACTGGTACGATAAAAAAAGAAAAGAAGATATAAACTATAAAATCCTTTTGGTTTTAAGGTCAAGAATTGGAAAATTATTAAAATATAAATCAATATCAAAATATCGGCCTACAATAAAATTGCTCGGCTGCATTGTTCCTGAGTTAAAATTACACCTTGAAAAGCAATTCAAACCGGGTATGACATGGAATAATCATGGTCGCTATGGTTGGCACATAGACCACATCGTCCCCTGCGCCTCTTTCGACCTTTCGGACACCGAACAGCAAAAGAAGTGTTTTCATTACACAAATCTCCAACCCCTTTGGGCTAAGGAAAATTTAATGAAGGGAGCAAAATTTGAGCAAGCCAGTTAAAATCTCCGGCTCAAGGGCGGCAGCCGTTTTAAATATGTCCCCCTATAAAACGCCCGTTCAAGTGTGGATGTCCATCATGGAGGAGGTCGAGCCGGGCTTCTGCGCCGATCATAATTATCAATATGAACCGTTTGAGGGCAATGTGTCTACTCGATGGGGTTCCGCTTTTGAAAGTGCCATCATCGAACTGACCGAAAATAAATTGAATATAAAAATCACCGACCGAGAAAAATTATTTATTCAAGACATAGTCTCCTGCCACGTTGACGGCATTATAAAAGGCGATACTCTTTTCGAGGGGAAAACAACGACCGCCTTTTCATTCCGTGACGAATGGGGAGAGCCGGGAACGGATCGGATTCCAGTAAGTTATCAAATTCAGGTACAAAACAATTTAATGGTTACCGGCCTCCAGTCTTGCATCCTGTCCGTGCTGGTGTTCCCCCGCCGCGTCGAGGAATGGGAGGAAATGGGGATTGTGCCGCGCTTGATTGAAAAAAATATTTGGAGAATTGAGCGTCCCAATGGGAACCTTTTCGACCCGCGAGAATGGGCGTCTGTGCTTGATGATATGGGCTATTTCCACCAATACGAAATACACCCCCACCCCGAGCTCCAGGCCCTCATGCTGCAGCATTACCGCGAATTCTGGGAGGGGCACGTCCTCACCGGCACGCCGCCTGAGATAAAATCATTCGAGGACGTGAAAGCGCTCTGCCCAGTGGCCTCCGGGACCCTTGTAGCGGATGAAACCGTCGAAAGGCTTGCCGCTGAATATAAGCAGATCACGCAGGAAATCGGCGGCTCGGGTTCGCTTGCGAAAAGAAAAGAGCAGATTAAAATTGAAATCTTGAAGTATATGATTACAATGGATTCACGAGTTGAAAAGGTTCTGGATGATGATAGCGTTGAAAAGTTCATTTTGCGAAACAGAGAAGGGCGTAAATTATTTCAATACGACGGAAAGGCGTTCCGATGATTTGCCCAGTATGCAATACAGATTATAAGGGTTTACTATAATTGTAGTAAATAAAATACATATGGTATTCAATGGACAAAAAAATATTACTAATTGAGCCAGGTTTTAAAACCAAATATCCTCCGCTTGGTTTAATGAAGATTTCTACATACCATAAAATATTAGGTGATAAAGTATATTTCTTTAAAGGAATGAACCTACCATATGAGCTTGCTTGTGAATATTGGGATAGAATTTATATTTCAACAATTTTCACATATAACTGGAAAATTACAATTGATACAATCAATTATTACAAGGGCTTAGTTGATGATATAAATAGATTAAAAGTTGGTGGGATTCTTGCAACTTTAATGCCAAAAGAATTATGGGAAGCTACTGGTATAATACCAACTACTGGATTATTAAATACAATTGGAATATTTGATTCAGATAACAATTTAATAATTGATAATATGATTCCTGATTATAATCTTTTTAATGATTCAGGAGTAGAATATTCCTTAATCAATAATAGTTATATAGGTTATACAACTAGAGGGTGTAAAAATGAATGTAATTTTTGTGGTGTACCCACATTAGAGCCAAAATATATAGATTATATAAATATCAAAGATTATGTTGATGGCATTAAAATCAATTTTGGAGAAAAACAACATCTTGTTTTAATGGATAATAATGTTTTGGCATCAAAGAATTTTAAAAATATAATCAATGATATTATTGATTTAGGCTTTGGGAAAAATTCTAAATTCAATAACAAACAAAGGCATGTTGACTTTAATCAAGGCGTAGATGCCAGGAAAATAAATGAAAATAACATTAAACTCTTGTCAAAAATTTCAATTCATCCATTACGCATAGCATTTGATAGTTTGAAACTAGAAAAGATATATACTAGAAGTGTTGAATTAGCTGCTAAGAATGGAATCCGTAATCTTTCAAATTATATTTTATACAATTACTTTGATACCCCAGAAGATTTATGGAAACGTTTAAAAATCAATATAGACCTTAATAAAAAGTATAACCTGCAAATATACTCATTCCCGATGAAATATATCCCTCTCTATGGTAAGGAAAGCCAAGATAGAAAATTCATTTGTGAACCTTATTGGAATTGGCAATACATTAGAGGCGTACAAAGAATCATAAATGTTCTTAAAGGTGCAGTGATGCCACGGGAAGATTTCTTTTATAGAGCATTTGGTGAAAATGAAAAAGATTTTATTCGAATACTTTACATGCCTGAGAATATTCTCATGAATAGAAGTCGTAAAATTAAATCCGAAGAAAAGGAATGGAATAGTAAATATACAAAATTAACAGAAAATGAAAAACGAGAATTATTAAAAATACTATGTGATTGTCAAACAAAAGCATCATTATTATTAGTTCAAACAAAGACAATGAATTCAAAGATAAAGAATATTCTTGAGTATTATTTACCTAACAATGTTAAAAATAATGAACTAGATTTACCATTCGAAAATTAGAAAGGATATTACATATGAATAAGAATCATCAATTTAAAGCAGGCATGTATCTTCTTGAAACATTAACATCAGGAATGTACAACAACGACGTGGAGGATGGCATATAGACCACAAGACTCCCTGCGTTAAATATGACCTCACCGATCCTGAGCAACAGAAGAAATGCTTTCATTATTCAAACCTCCAGCCCCTTTGGGCTACTGAAAATATCAAAAAGGGATGCAGGGAAAGAACTTTATACGGAAAGCGGGCGAGGAAATCGGCATGATTTGCCTCCGCAGCCGCGACGGCAAGAAAATCGCGCAGTATGGCCGCACAAAATCAGGGAGTTTTATATTTAGATAGGGGGGGGATATGAACCGATCACAGCGCCGTAAATTATTACGCCGTCAGCATCACAACACGTATACAAAACAATATCCGAGCAATCGCAGCCGCGACCGCTCGCAGCAATACCACGCGGAAATGCGGAAACCGATACCGCCGCGCGATGGAGGGAGGGGATGAAACTCATCACACTCGACCAGGCGTTTGAAAAATGGCAGACGGCGAGGCGCCACGGTTTCCCGTTCGGCGCCTATTGCGACTATCTCCGCAGCCACGGTTTTATAATTTACTAGGAGGATCACAATGATTAAACACGGCATCACCCCACGATTTGCCGAGGTCGGGAAAATCAAGATCGGCGGCAAGGGTAGAGCCACAACGTCGTCCAACGGCAAGGAATTCAATCCGCCGGTACGGTTCGACCATTTCGTCATCACCACGACCGAGCGCGACCAGGATGGAAATTTTATCGCGGACGCCGCAATGATGAAACTTCTTGCCGCACACACGGGAAGCGATAAACCGAAAGAAATTCCGATCCGTCTTCCATTCGACTCGATCGACCTGAATTTCTTCACCTCGTACCAGATGTACACCGGTAACAAATGCGTATGCCGCGGCGACGGCGAGACCGCGACGCAATACACCGATAAGGGCGAGCGCGCCGTCAAGTGCCACCCCGATACGTGCGAATACCTGAAAGCGGGAAAGTGCAAGGTGAGCGGAATCCTGTCATGCCACATCCCCTTGTCAATGGAGGTTGGCGGGCTCTACCGGTTCCGCACACACTCATGGAACAGCGTGTCTAATATCCTCGCATCCCTGAATTACATTTCAGAACAGACGCGCGGCATCCTACAGGGGCTCCCGCTCAAATTGAAATTCCTGAAAAAAGCGACGGCAGATCATGGCAATGTGCCGACCGTGACGATCGTGCTTGACGGCGTGGAAATGATGAAAATGCGCGAGCTCGCATTCCAGGAATTCGAGAGCCGCGTCAAAATCGGTTTCGACATGAAGGCGCTCGAGGACAAGGCCCGCGAGGCCGGGGTAAATATCGACACCGACGACCCCGAGGATATCGAGGCCGAGTTTTACGCCGAGGACGTGACCGAGCCCTCGCCCGGCGTCAGCGCCGACGCTGCCGCGGATAAGCTAAAATCGCAGGACGCACCCCCGAAGGCCGAGGCGGCACAGGATAAAAACGGGAGTCTGTTATAATAATCCGTTGCGGGAGATCAAAGGGAGCGGTTTCGCCCGGGCGGAGTTTGTCGCGCCGCACTGGAACGCGGCACGACAGCCGGTCATCTTCAGCTGGCCTCCCTCCGCCTTCCCGCGAATTATAAATTTTATGGAGGCAGCAGATGTATAATGTCGGGGACGAAATCAAGGTCAAGATCGACGGCAAAATGTTCAATGCGAAAATCACAGAAAAACACGATGGCGGCTATGTCGTGAAAATCATCACCGGCCAGAAAGGCCGGCCGCGTATCGTGTATGTGTTGGAGTCGCAGATCAAGAAGTGAAACCGCGCCCGGCGGGAAAACCGGGCAATGCAATTATAAATTTTGGGGAGGTGCAGCATGAAAAAAGAATTTTATCGCGCCCATGTTAAAGATTTTATAACAGATTGTAGCGAGTGGCTTTATGTTTTTGCAACGAGCGCCGGGGCCGCTGAAAAAAAGGCGCTGAAGATCATTAGGGTCAGAGGAGTGATGAGAAAACCACGCTGCGCTGAGATTTCGTATATGGGCAGCATTGACGGATAAGGAGGCACATCATGGCCATACTTTTCAAACTCGCGCTCGTATTGCTCGGCTGTATGCTCGTTACCGCACTGTTCATCGCTTTCATCGCCTGGGGATTTGATCTGCAATGGCGCATACGGAAGCGCAAGCGCGCGCGCAAAAATTACATCCGGGAAAACGCCGACCTCGTAGACAGGTTCCTCGATAAAATCCGGGGCGAGGACAAATGGTAACCGAGAAGCGCGGCCCCGGCAGGCCGAGGAAACCCGACCCGGAAAATATAATTATTTTTTCCGAATTATCAATATTTGGGAAAATTAAATATTTAATTTTCATAATTAAATCGAAAATAAATAATTATTTTTCAAAAAATAAGATTAAATATTTAATTATTTTCGGTTTAATTTTCAATATTGCCACCCCTATTATCTACTATAATTTGTTTTCCTTCCAGGGAATCATTGCCGCCAGGTTTCGCGCCGCCGGATATCCCGAGTACACGCCCGACATGAGACTCGTTATCCAGGACGTCATGGAGAGCGTCCCGAGTGGCGATCCCATTGACGGAAATTACACGAGCGACTACGGCTGGCGGCGCTCCATGTTTGGCGCCTGGGATGAGTTCCACCCCGGCCTCGACATATCCGTACCCAACGGGACGCCCATCAAGGCCACCGCCCACGGGCAAGTGGTGATGAGTAGTTTTTACGGCGGGTATGGTCTGACGGTTCGCATTCAACACAAATATGGTTTTGAAACCATTTACGCGCACTGCTCACGCCTCGCCGTTCAGCTGGGGCAGGGCGTGTACAGGGGACAGGTGGTCGCCTATTCCGGCCAAACCGGAAACGTCACGGGACCGCATGTCCATTATGAAATCAGATACTCGCGGCCCATAAACCGCGAGGAGTTGCAAAGGTTTATAAAACCAAAAAATTAAGACGGAGGTAATAATCGTGAACATCGGCTCAGCGTGGAAAAAGGAATCAAAGGACGGCAAGAAATTCATTTCATGCGTGATTCAATCTCCCTTCATCCCCGGCGGTGAAATGAATTTTGCAATATTCAAAGTCGAGGAAAAGAAATCGGAGAAAGCCCCGGACTATTCAATCGTCTGGAGTAAGCCGCAGCCGAAGCAGGCCCCAGCGCAAGAAACACCGCCAGCCGCAGACGGCGACGACATACCATTTTAGAGGAGGCACCATGCGACAGATCGGCTATAACTCGCAGCGCGACAATTTCAGCTTCGCCGGAAAATTCCCGGGCTGGGCTCAGTGTTTCAGCACGAGCGCCTGGATGTTCATGTCATATTTCGAGCCCACAGTCCGTGCCAACGACGACGAGGGCCTTGCCGCGTATGTGGACGACGTCGAGGCCAGCGTCGGCGACATAGGCATCGGCGAGCGCATCATGGGCAAGATCGCGCCGAACGTGAGAACCTCAACATACTGGAAGGTACAGCACGCCGCGATTCAAGAGCGGCTACCTGATAAAAAAATCGCCCTCGACCTGAAATTCCCTGTCCCCCAGCTGCCTTCGCTCGTATCAAAAGGGCCGGTGATAATCGGCACCAATAAAATGGGAGGCTTGCCCGGCGGACATATCATTCTGCTGGTGGATACGGTCCCCGGCGATGCTTCGTTCGTGGCAAACGATCCCTACGGAAACGCGAGGGTGAAATATATGAGCAAGGAAGGCGCAGGCCTGTTTTACCCCTTCGCGTGGCTGATGGAATACATCGACTACGGCGGCAACACCTGCAGGGTTATATACGCGATATGAACACCCGCGCACTACTCCGCGAGCAGGGGCTGTCCGAAACCGTGATCGAGGAAATCATCCGAGACCATGCGACGGTAAGGATGATGCCGGTCGAGGTATACTCCCGCGTCGTCGGCTACTTCCGGCCCGTCAATCAATGGAATCCGGGCAAGCGGCAGGAATTCGAGGAACGGGTCCCGTTCGGACTCGGGAAAATTAAAGGAGGCACCGCATGAGTAAATCAACCCGCATCATCGGTTACATCGTGCTCGGGCTGACCGAGGCGTTTCTCGCCGCCGCGTTCTGGCTGTGCGCCGCCGACAGGGTGACCGTCGCCAGCTATCAGCTCGCCGTATTCGGCATCGTCTGGAGCGCGGTCGGTTTCAAGAATTTCGTCGACATGAAAAAAAACGGGAACGGGAGCGCGACCCCGCCCGAGGAGGCGGCGCAGTGAACAAATTGATATTATTAGGAATATTATTCCCACCGTTTGGATTTGTAATTCTTATGGCGATTATCGGATCGCTTTCCGTTGGGGAAAACGACATCCCTGATGAATGAATATATAGAGGAGGTATCATCATGAAATCACTCGAAATCGCGTTTCTCGTAAATAAGATTTTGAAGGCCGTGCTTTATACAATCATCGTCGTCGACATTCTGGTTTTTCTCTATTTCATCATTTCGAGGCTACCATGAAAACCCGACACATTATCATCATCTCCCTCATCGGAGCGGGGATCGTCTTTTTCGCCGGGATCTGGACAGGCTACCGCTTGAACGCGCCACCACAGGGCCAGCCCATCACGACGGCGGAGACGCCGACGCAGCATACGCCACGGCCCGGGATCTCGCCTGACACCCTCGCCACCTGCGGGCATACCGACATCACGGGTGCCTGGATAGGTGACACCGTTTTTAGAGTGACGGCAGTCAATCAGGTCGAGATCGCGCAAAAGGAATTCACGTTTAAATTTCCCGAGCGCACGATCAAGCACCTGATAATTCCCGGAGTGAGCCTGGGCGGCGACTACGATTCGGAGTCACGAAAATTATACATGATGTACGGCGTCGAGCTTAATTATTTGCGCATGTTCGGTCGCGCCGGAGTGGGGGCGGGGGTATGGTATCGGCAGAGTTTCGGCCAGCCCGACCGTATCGACGCCGGTGTGAAGGTCTTAGGGGCGGTGGCGTGGTGAAATTCGACCCGCGCATCCTCCCGACGGTGCTGATAATAATCGACGTGCTGGCTGCCGTGGGTTACATCCCTAGCGGCGACTGGCGGCGGATCCTGTACTGGATCGCCGCGGCTGTTCTGACGTATACGGTTACATGGTAAAAATTTAATGTCCTCCAAATATCTCCGCGAACTCACGAGCCTCCGCGCCTATCTCACCGCGCGGGGCATTGAATACGACGAACGCCATAAAACCTGGCGGTGCCCGAATCATGGCGACGACCACCCCAGCGCCGTCCTCTACGAAAATCCGGAATCGCATCGGCTCTATTGCCCGGTGTGCGCGACGTCATGGGATATTTTCGACCTCTGCGGCCTCCTCGACGGTCACGCCGAATTCCGCGACAAACTCCGGTCAGTCCGGGCGACGCTGGGAATCCCCGACGATGCGCCGGAGAGGAAACGGAAATCGGAGCCGGTCCCCCTCGACGGCAACGACATTAAAAAATTATGCGATCCCGAGCCGATACAGAAAATCGCCGATGAAAAAGGGTGGGGGGCTATCGCCGGTTCCTGGCGTTATCATACCGCCGACGGCAAGGTGATCGCCCTCGATGTCAGATTTGAAAAGCCAGGAGAGAAGAAAACAATAATTACTTTCTGGCATGATGGCGAGCGCCTGCGATGGGGTGGTGGGCCGGTGTTCATTTATAATCTGGAGGAGGCGTTAAATGCTGACCCGAAAATTCCGCGACTCATCCACGAGGGAGCAAAGTGTGTCGATTTTGCAAAGGCGAATTTGCCGGGATTTATTCACCTCTCCTGGTCTGGCGGTTCTTCTAAAGTTGATAAAATACAATGGTCTGTCCTTAGCGACTTTTCGGTCATGGCGATCCCTGATGATGATCCTCCGGGGATTAAAGCTGCTTCCATAATTAAACGCGACTTGCCGGGGCTGAAAATAATCCGCCCTGTCCCCGCCGCCCGCGCCATCAAACCGAAGGGTGCCGACATCGTGGAGATCCTCGCCTGTATGACGCCCGACGAATTCACCGCATACGCGCTTGACCCCGCCAATCACATGGACGTTTCCGAGATGGGCCTCGACCCGATCCTGCCGGGGACCACCTATCCCCCGCCCCCCTCTAATGGGCAACCACACGGGCCGGGGCTCACCTCCGAGCCGTTCAAGATACTCGGCCAGGGCGACGACGGCCGCGCCGTATTCATCACGCAGGAAGGGCGGCTCGTGAAATGGCACCTGGACACGCTGTCAAAAAATAAATTGATTGTCCTCACCGGCCGCGCCTACTGGTCGGCGCTCTACCCCTCGAAGGGCGGGGCCGACTATGACACCGCGATCGACGACCTGATGCGCCTCTCTCAGGCCCGTGATTTTCATGAATCGGACGTGCGGGGCCGCGGTGCCTGGCGCGACGGCGAGCGCATATCATATCACGACGGCGTCGAAACACACGGTGAATTCGACCCCGCTAAAATTTATCTGCGCCTTCCCCGTAAGGATATCGGGATCCTCGACGCCCCGGTTTCGCCGGAGATCACGGCCCGCGTAAAAGATACGGTGTTTAAAATGAGTTTTGAAACGCCGGCCGACGTGGTGCGCTGTCTTGGCTGGAGCGTGCTCGCACCCTTTGCCGGTGCGCTTGACAACAGACCGGCGCTCCTGCTCACCGGACCATCGGAGTCCGGAAAAACGCAGGTCGCGAATCTGATTATCCGCAGACTCGCCGCCTGCGAGTGGTTCAACGGCAGCGAGTCCACGGTTGCCGGTGTCCGCGGTAAAATCAGGCACGACGCGACCGCGATCATGTTCGAGGAAACCGAGGCCGACACGCCTAAAAAGAAAGCGAACCGCGAGGACCTGTTTTCGTTGATGCGCGTCAATACCTCGAACGACGCCCCGGACACGGTGAAGGGTACAAAAGAGGGCGGCTATAATTCATTCAAAATGCAGAACATGTTCGGCTTCATCGCCATTGACCCGACCGTCGAAAACGTCGCCGACGAGAACCGGATTTTTCGAGTGAACATGGTCAAGCCTACGAACGCCGGGGAGTGGGAGAATATCCGCGACGAGATCACGGATTTACTGTGCGAGGCAAACTGCAGGGCGATCCGCGCCCTGGCCTGGTCGAAGCTAAAAATAATCATGGCGCTCGCCTCACGGATCGAGAAGAAAATCAGGGCTGTGACGGGCCGGAGTTACCGCTATAATTTCAATGACGCGATGATGGCCTCCGCGTTTATCGTGGTATGGGGGGCCACGGACGACCCCAGCGACGAGCAGATCGAAAAAACGCTGACAAAATATTATGCGTACCAACCCCCGGAGGAACACCGGAACGAGGCCGAGGAGATTGTGGACAGGCTGCTCGATGAAACCGTGGAAGTTCTACACGAGCATAGCCGGGAGAAACTGTCCATCGCCGAGGCACTGAATAAAATCCACGCCCATGACACACGCACCCCCAGGGAGGGCGAGTCCATTTCCGGCGAGATCTCGGCGAAAAATTACCGCGACACCCTGAGCCGCCACGGCATCCGCCTCACCGACGGCACCTGCGTCGCGATCAGGAACAACCACCATTTTATCAAGCGCGTCATCGAGCGCGGGAACGGGTACAGCAAAATTTTAAAACGACATCCCGGTTGCGTGGACTCACAGCGAAACGTCTATTTCTACGACACGGGCAAGGCCGCACAGTGTACGATTATCAAGGGCCTGATTGGCAAAGGCGAATTCGACGAGCAGGTGGAGGCGTTGTTTGAATAACGCGCTGCGAAAATATCAGGCTGACATTTACCAGGCCGCACGCACCGCCCTGATGTCCTGCCGTTCCTGCTGCGTCCAGCTCGCCACCGGGGCGGGGAAAACGCCGGTCATGGCCGCGATGTGCGAGTCCGTGCTGGGTAAACTCAAAAGGGCGTGGATCGTGGTGCCGCGCAAGGAATTACTGCGTCAGGCCTCGCGCCACCTCCTGAAATGGTCGGTCCCTCACGGAATCATCGACGCGAATTCGCAAGAATCGCGCGCCTATAAAATCCACGTCGTTTCAAAGGACACACTCACGCGGCGATGGGATAAAATAAAGAACTGGCCGGATCTCATTCTGATTGACGAGGGGCACCTTAATATAAAATTCCAGCGTCAGTTATTCGAGCGGGCGCCGGCATCGACAAAATTTATTCTATTCACGGCCACGCCGGAGCGCATGGACGGGCAAGGGCTTTCCACGGCCTCGGGAGGGATTGCGGATGTACTGATTGAAGGGCCGAGCATTCCTGAGCTCACCGCGGGCGGGTACCTGGCGCCGCTCCGGTATTTCTCGCCACCGCTCGATGGCCTCGATAAAATCAAGGTTAATAAATTCGGCGAGTACGACGAGGAAAGCCTCGAGGAACTGCTCCAGCGCAAAAAGGTATACGGCGACCTGGTTTCACACTACGCCCGGCACGGCCGCCGCGACGACGGCACCATGAGGGCGGCGCTGATATTCTGCCGCTCCATAAAATCGGCGCACCACGCCGCAGAGCGTTTTCGCGATCGTGGATTTGCCGCGGCCGCGATCGATGGCACCATGAGCGACGGACAGGTCGAGGCCATTTTGGATCGCCACCGTAGGGGAGAAATTCAGGTGCTCTGTAACTGCCTGCTCGTGACCTACGGCGTGGACATCCCCAGGGTGGAGTATATCGGAGACATCAGCCCGACGTTATCGCTGGCGATGTACATGCAAAAAATCGGGAGAGGCCTGCGCCCCTATCAGGGGAAACGGGACCTCATTTATATGGATCACGTCAACCAGGTACTCAATCACCAAAACCCGGAATTCCCCGGCGTCCCCCTTCACTACGTCCCCGAAATTAAATGGAATTTCCACGGCACGGAGAAGCGCGAAAAATTCAAGTGCCCGAGTTGCCGCCACCTCCGCACCCGTGACGACTATTGCAAAATTGAGAACACGCACATGAGCGCGGGCTATAAAACGCGCTGCCAGAATTACGCGGCGGCGCGGAATATCATGCTCTGCCCGCACCTTGATTTTTTGTATTGCCCCGATCCCCACTGTTCCTCGTGCTCGCATAATCCGGATCACGGCACCACCGACGCACGGAAACCAATGCTCGTTATCCCCGCCGAGCTCCAGGAGATCGAACGCCCGCTCCCCCTCGCCGAACGCCCTGCCGATGAGCGCCGGCAAATACAGGACAGGATCGGCGAGCTGGTGCTTGAATATAAGGCCGCCGCCTCTGCTGGCGGCATTGCGCCCGGCCCCGTGGGGGAACTGCTCAAGATCGCCGAGCAGATCGGACGCTCCGTGATGTGGGTATATTACACGCTCACGCCCGAAAGTCGCCTCACGATAAACCACCCCTTGCTCGCCGAGATTGCACGTCAAAAGGGGTATGAGCCGGGGTGGTGTTACTTTGCCGCAAAACGCATACGAGAAAAGGGCGGCAACCGCCCGAGGATGGAGGAGACGGGATGAGTGGCCGCGTCGCTAAATTATCACGTCGCACCATGCGAAAAGAATCCGCTAAAATCAAAATCGAGGGCCTCGAGGAATTCCTTGTGTATGCATCGGCGCAGCGACTCCGGCGTCGCCTCGCGTTCGCGCTCAGGATTATTTTTAAGAAGGTGAGATGAGTAAGAAATTAGAGTATACGCCGAATAGCAAAATTAAGGCGGCGTTGCGTAAATTGTGGCTGAGGAGCAGGGAGCGGGCGCAGGCTATCAAGCGCGATAAATATACATGCCAACGATGCGGGAAAAAGCAGAGCAAGGCCAGGGGATCGGAGGTAAAAGTCGAGGTGCATCACCTTGATGGTGTGTGCAATTGGGATGAGATATACGCAGCAATTAGGAAAAACCTCCTGTGTTCACCCGACAAGCAAACCACGCTCTGCAAGGACTGCCACGACCATGAGCGTTCTAATTTAAAATAATAATTTTTTTGGAGGTCACATGATCCCATCCAACAAGCTCGAAGAATTTAAAAACGTGCTCCGTGCCGTCGACTGGGGATACCAGTTCGCCGAGGGGCAGGCATATCACAATGGCCGGGAGAGTTATAATCGCGCAGTCGAGGCCAGGGCTGCGCTTGTGCGAGAGTTCCCCGATGACGTGGATTTGATATACGCGCTGTGGCAACGCAAGGGAGGGGATGATGCCCCACATTGAAACCCTAGGCCCCGGTCATTACAAATACACGTGCGAATGCGGGCGCGAAGTCACGCTCGAAACAGACGGCGAAACCGAGCGGCCGCAGCGCCTGTCACGGTGTTGGGAGTGTAGCGAAAAACGAGCATATCGAAAAGAGGAGGAGTTATAACACCCGTCACGCCGTGATAGAAATCAAGACGCCGGAGGGGATACTGTCCCTCGATTGCGACATAACGGGGTATAATATCGATGAAATATTCGAGCATCTGCTGAAAAAATGCAAAAAATACCTTGAAAAATCCGACGTTCTGGATGATATTTACTTCTATACGGATACGCACAAGGGGGCAGTATGAAAATTAAAATATTCGCGGCCCCGATCTCCCTCATCATTGCAATTTTACTCTCATGCACAGGCACAGGCGGGGAGGGCGATAAATACCCTGCGACCACTCCTATCGTCACGGGCTCGAATACGCCGGTTCCCGAGGTCGTGGATCCGGATCCGGGAGTCACGACCGGCATGGTGCAGGCGGTATTTTTCACGCCCGAGGGGGCGAAATTCTACGACGGCGAGCAGATGTGGTTGTGGCGTGACGGCGCATCGGAGAAAGCCGCGCCATCGATATACGCGAACGCGAACGTGCTGTATAAGCTCGACGAATACGGGGCGATCTCACAGGGCCGCAACCTGGTAACGCAACCGAATTTTATCAGGATCGAAAAGGGCCAGGGCGCCGAATTTGATTTGAACGGTGATGTCTGGATCGTGGAAACCGTGCCGCGATCTGAGGTCGAGGCGGCTATCATGCCGAAGCTGAATTATACGCGGGTATATTTTAACGCCGTCGAACACGGGGACTGGCGAACGCGCGATTATCTCGTCGACGGCGTCGCGGTGATTGGTTCTGATATTTTTATCTGCAAGCCGGGGACGGGCTGGGCCCACCTCAACGGATCGAAGAATAAAATCACCTGCGTTGTTCCTGACGGCGAGGCCGCCGGTTTCGTGATGTGGGGCGCGGATTATAATACTCGGAAAATGTATTTTAACGATATACAGGTAAATTTCGGCAGCAATTTTCAGGTGGGCGCAACCGAGTGGCTGCTCGGCAGTGACGGAATATGGTATAGTAAAAACGGGTACACATGGGACGGCCTGACCTGCAGCCTCGCCGATGCCGCGGCGATGTGGGAATACCGAACGGTGCAGAACATGATTATTGCCGCCGGGGTGAGGTTTGAAAACGGCGAAAACGTGATGTACTGGATTCAGTGCGCGACGGGATGGGTGATACGATTCGTGCCATCGATAAATCAGGCACGCGAGACGGTGCGGCTCTTTGAGGGTAGCGGCGATGTCGAGGCCGGTGCGCTCAGGAAAAAATATCTCAAACCGGCGATTATCGGCGACTACTTGTATTTCAATGTCGACGATAATATGTATAGGTATGATTTCGAGACAGGCTTAAACTCATTTTTCGGATCGGACATCGACGAGGTTGTGGAGTATTGAAGCATAATAAAGGAGGTTTGGTTATGCGTCCCCTCGGCCCGAGCTGGTAACTAAGGCAAAAAAGGGACTGATTATTTGACATTCTGTTTTACTTTTAATAAATGAAAAGCCCCCGACGATTGCCGGGGGCTTTTGTTGTCTCTGTGATTATCGGCGTCACGCCCCGCCGTATTTCTCCATCACCTTCGCCGCCTGTTCCTGATACCACGCCTGCGATTTTGCCAGTGCCTCGGCATCGCCTGTAATTTCGAGCTTGCCTCGCATCTCGTTTGCCTGTGCAGCGATTCCGTCGAGCGCCGCCGCTTTCTCGACCTCTCTGTCGGACGCTTTCATTTTGGAGATCCTCTCGGCCTCGAGCTGCGTCGAAATCTCCGCGCGCTGTGCCTCGGTAAGTGCTGTCTCCTCGATTGCACCGGCTGGTGGTTCGACTGCGAGGGCGGTGATCTCGGCTCCGCTCCAGACGCCCGCTTTTTTCTTCCAGTATTTCCGGCCGCGATAGTCGGCAACCTCGACGAGTTTTTTGTCAGCGATTGCAAGCACTGCGTTTTTCTCGGATGCCGCCGCCATTGCCTCGGCTATCGATTCGGCTTCGGCATCGCTTCGGTATTCCTCGCCGGGCTGGAGGTTGAAATACACGGCATGTGCGAGGGTGAGCTCTGAGATTTCAGATTTTAGCGCGATCGCGAGCGGGAGCAGGGCGTCCTGTAATTCTCTGAATTTCACCATCTGCGCACGGTATTCCGACCACTGGGCGTCGGCAACCGCGGACGATTTCGCCTTCGGGTTGACCTGACGCGCTTTAAAGAGTGCCTGGTTTGCTGATTTGTACGCCACTTTCGCCGCGATAGCGATGTCGCGCATCTGTAGTTTTATGGCCTCGATCTGCTGGTATGTCTCGGATTTCTGGATCTCGACAGCCACGACTTTCTTTGTCTCCTCGGGGTCGATGAACCCGCCGGCCGGGTTGATTTTCGTGATAACGGTGTAGCCGTCGATTTCCTGCAGGGTGATTGTTTTCATTACTTACCTCGATATTTCATAGAGTTTTGATATTGCGTGCGCGAGTGTGTCCGCGCATTTAATGATATTGTTTTTCGTTTTCTTCCGCGCCCGCACGAGGATTGCGATGACGATTATCAGAATCGCAATCACGGTTAAATATATCGCGTGTATCATATCGCCTCCTAGTACGTAATCCCGTAGTTTACGCCCATCGAGTTATCGCGGGTATAGGCGCCCATGCGTGGCGTGCCGTTGGTGCCGTCGGTGATAGGACTCCTCGTCTGATTTACCACTGAAATTGCCCTATCACCATTAGTGGCGTCAGACAATGATCCGATCGTATATCCATGGGCACTATCATTTTTTCCCTCGTGCCAGTGCCCCTGCCCTTGATCCTCCTGTACCTCGCCGAGGGCTGCTGGACCGGTTTTTACGCGGGTGTTTACCGTGGCGTCGCCGACTCCCTTCAGGCTGAGTCCGCGGGTGTCGGGGAGTACGAGGTAGGTTCCGGCGGTGCTGCGCGTGGTGCCGCCCGCGTCTGACGTTTTGTAAAACGCCGGCGCGGTCGCGTTATTCGCGTCGCCACAATACACGGCGGCGGCGAGCAGTGGGTAGGTCGCGATGAGTATGACCTGGCCTTGGAGGAGGAGAACCCTGTCGCCGAGCGCGGCCGGGGTGTCGTTTTTCCAGTATATGACGCCCATGCCCGGACCGACTGCGAGCCCCTTGAAAAGTGCTTCGAGAAATTGCGCGGTTCCTGCCGCCTCCGATACGCCGTCGGGAGTAAGTCCCGCGTGGGCCATGAGTGCCTGAGCGCGTCCCCATATATCGTTGACGAGGAGCGCGACGAATTCCGTGCCGTCGCCTGATCCTGGTGCGCTGATATTTACCGCCTGCGTGTCCGGGAATGCGACGTGATCGGTGTTGACTAAACTCACTTCATAATCTATCATAATCTGCCTCCATAAATTTTCATATATACACGACGATGAGCCCCGCCCATGAGGCCATCGGTTTACTCTTTAAAATGATGCGTCTAAATTCCTGCCTGCGCTCGATCGCTATCTGCGCCGAGGCAATGCTCCAGCCGTAGACATCGACGATATCCAATTCTCCGTCGGTGTTCAGGCGTGCGAGTCTGTTTGCGGTGTCGCCGTCGAAGGTGGTGAACTGTCCGCCGATTAAAATTTTTCCGTCGGTTTGGATGGTGATGGCGAAAACGTAATTATTCGCCCCCGATCCCGGATCAAATGTCGCATCGAGACTGCCATCATCATCGAGACGGGCGATATAGTTTCGGGCTGTGCCATCGTAGGAGGTGAAAAGACCCCCGATTAAAATTTTTCCGTCGGATTGGAGGGCGATGCTATATATTGCACTATTCGCTCCCGTACCGACTCCGAATGTGGCGTCGATATCTCCGTCGTCCTCGATGCGGGCGATATGATTTATAGCAGTTCCGTCATAGTCGGTAAACATACCCCCGATTAAAATTTTTCCGTCGGATTGGAGGGCAAGTGCCGTTATATAACTATTCGCCCCCGCTCCCGGATCGAATGTCGCGTCGAGACTGCCGTCATCATCGAGGCGAGCTATGCGATTGCGATTGGTGCCGTCATAAATAGTAAATGCGCCGCCGATTAAAATTTTTCCGTCGGATTGGAGGGCGATGCTTGTAACTCCACCATTCGCCCCCGTTCCCGGATCGAATGTCGCGTCGAGACTACCGTCGGTGTTGAGGCGGGCGATGTGGATGCGGGTGATGCCGTCGTAAATAGTAAATGCGCCGCCGATTAAAATTTTTCCGTCGGATTGGAGGGCAAGTGCCGTTATATAATGATTCGCCCCCGTTCCCGGATCAAACGTCGCGTCGAGACTTCCATCGGCGTTGAGACGGGCGATATAGTTTCGGGCTGTGCCATCGTAGGAGGTGAAAAGACCCCCGATTAAAATTTTTCCGTCGGATTGGAGGGCGATTTCATATATAACATTATTCGCACCGGATCCCGGATCAAAACTTGTGTCGAGCGATCCGTTTGAATTGAGGCGAGCGATATTATTCCTTGAAATTCCATTATATTTATTAAAAAATCCGCAAATTAAAATTTTTCCATCGGGCTGGATGATTGAATTATAAACATAGGTTCCATCGACTCCAGAATTACAGCCCTGAAACGAATACCGCGATCCCAGCAATCCCCATTCTCGGAGGCCTCCGACGAAAAATATGAGGGGCCAGTACCCGGAGTTGTCGGGGATGGGGTATTCAATCGGGATAAGGAGAATTCCGGTGTAGGAGCCGCAGAGGGCGTCAGCCTCTCCGCATTGCATGAGTGGCTCTCCGCAAAGGCAGTTATAATCCGGGAAGGTGTCGAAAATCTCACCGCCGCCGAGCAATTCGCCGCCTACCTGTGCGCAGTACGCCTCAGCCTCTCCGCATTGCGCCTCATTTCCTCCAGGGAGTAGGCCGCCACAAACCATGTTAAAATTCTGTTCGAGATAAAGACTAGGGTCGACCGCGGGGTCGTTGGGATACACGTAGCAATCGAAACCGGCGCCCTGTAATTTGTCCTCAAGCATTTCGTAGGTGGGGAGTTCCGATCTGCGGAACATCGTCGAGGCAAGGCGGATCCTGCGTTCCGCTTCCGATGCCGTCGCTGAGGGAATGACGGCAAATTCGCGTTCGAGGTCGTCGAGAATCGGCGTCCGTGCGGGATCGCGGAGGTAGCGGAGTTTGTCGAGGTCAAGGCGCACGGCCTCACTGTTGTCGGCGATACCCTCAAGGAGGAGATCGTAATCATCATCGGCCGCAGGAGACCATGCGATTCCCTCGGGGAGTAATGCGTCAATAGCCGATCTACTCAGGCTAGACATACGTGACGCCTCCGAGTTTGGCGAGCTCACCTTGCCCTAAAGTGTGAAGCGGGGTCGTGGTGCCAAATACGATACCGAATACGATGCTCTGCGCGGTTGCGCCGTAGGTTTTGAGCACATCCTGCACCACTCGTGAAATTGAGAGGGAGGTGATCGTGTCGTAACGCTCTTGCGGCACGTCCACGCCGTCGACGTAGGGAGCGATTGAGCGGAAATAGAGATCGAGTGCGTATGCAATGTCTGCCTTGCAATCAGCCTCCATCGCCGGGTCGATATTGAGATCGGAGATTTCAACGAATATCGAGGTTCGCGTTATCGACTCCACCCATAGCGTCGCGTCGGTGAGTCCGAGGAGTGCGCGGGAAAGGCCGGTGTCGGGATCGGTGTTTATTGCGTCCCTCACGGAATCGAGTAGTGATCCCGGTGCGATGCCATCTGCGTCGATCGTGGAGACTGCCTCGACGTACACCGTGCGGTCTCCGGGGTATGACGTGCCCTCTGCAGCAGGCCTGCCAGAGAAAGCGAATGCGCGCCGTACTCCGGTCACGGCTTCCGCCCAGATTTTATGGTCGGTGGCATTGCCTCCGCCGGTGGTTGCGCGCTGTGCGAACAGCACGCGCGGCCGGTAATCGGTGTCGATTTCCTTGTCAACGCCGAGGGTAACCGTCGCGGTCACGGTGGCCACGGTCTGCGCTCCTGCAATCTGTGAGGAAATGGAGAGCTCCTCGCCGTTGTCGAGGTTGCCGTCGGTGCCGGTCTCTGCGCATCTGAGCGTGAGGGTTGCGATATTCGCCACGGCTACGGCCTCGGCATCGGTTTTATAGCGGAGTCCGGAGCTGTCCGAGGTGAACTCGGTGCCCTGCGGAATCACGGTCCCGGTCGTCGCCGGTAGCGTTGCGGTGAGTATCGCGGTCACGGCGAGTTTTCGCGGCGTATCGTTATCGAGTCCGATGCGGTCCAGTCCCTCTCCCGTGGCGGTGAGGGCGAGGGATTGTAACACGGCGTCGGCGGCGAATTTGTAGTGGCCTATGTCGAGGCCGGCCTCTGCGGCGGCGAGTACGCGCAGGAACGCGCGGTCATTGAGCGGCGACGTCTGCCCGATCCTGGCCTCGAGTCGCGCCAGGTGGGCGGCGGCGAGCTGTGCGGTGGTAGGGATTTTATATGACATTCGGGAGCCTCCCGTGTGCGGGGTCGAGTGCCTGCGCAATCCAGTTCAGACCGTTTCGGGTGAACAGTAATTTCCTTACATCCTGTCCCGGCGGATATATCGTGATCGCGGTCTGGATCTCGTCGGTGCGCGGGTTGGTTACTGCAATATCGATTTTTGACGCGATTCTGGAATCGGTCATCGCCTTGAGTGCGAGCTTTGCATCGTCGGTGATGTCGTTGACTGTTTTTACGTCTACATGCACGCGAGGTCTGCTGAAATTGGAGCCGATTTTTTTATTCGGATCATTCGTGAGATAATTTCCCCACCATCCGGGGAGTGTGCCGAGGCTGATGATAACGTAGTTTTCGAGGCCGCCGTCGGTGACGGGTTGACCTCCCTTGAATGTCATGGATGCGCCGTTTGGTGTGATCCTGATCGCGGGGTCGCCCTGGAATCTACTCACAGTTTCACCTCCGGCACTTCCGCGGCCGAGATGTCGGCAGTCGAGGGCGAACCGGTAACCGATGGCGTGGACACGGGACCGACTAGGGCCGTGGGGTGGTTGTGCAAATTGTAAACAGTATTTATGAAATCATCGAAGTCGTCTTTGAGCTGATTAAACGCGGTTTCGAGCTCGGAGAATTTCACCGCAGTATCGGTGCCGTCATTAAGGACGATATCACCGCTGGCCTTGACCTCGATTTTCGCTCCGGTAAATGCGGTGATTGTGATATCGCCATTACTGCTGAGTTTTATTTTTGCCTTTTTTACTACGGCAGGATTGTCGGTGCTGTAAATCTCGTATTCACCGGGATCTGATTCAGGGGAAATGTCGTCGCTGATGATGCCGGTGATCTTCACTCCGTTGGCCTCAACGACCTCGACACGGCAATCGTTGGCGGGGTTGAAATCTACGCCTGCGCCGGGGAATAGCTCGACGGTGCGGACATCCTCGTCGAGCATTTTCACCTGGAGGAGTATGCGGTCGGCGTCGCCATCGCGGTTTTTGCCGATCTTGTATGATGTGATTATTCCGAGAGCCACGGTTCCTCGATTATCCCCGTAGTATATACGGACGGAGGTTTGAGATTAAGCGTCGCGCTGTTGCCTGATGCGGCGAATGAAAACTCCACCTGAGTGATGAGGAACGTAAAACCTGAGCTCGCAATCACCGGGCTTTTAACCGATACTTTCGTGTTCGGCCTCCAGAGTTTATCGTCCGGAGCGTACCAGGTCGAGACCGGGAATGGGATCGTCATCGCATCGGCAGCGGATTTGTTTTTTCTCCACTCCGCGGCACTGAGAGCCTCGCCGGGGATATTGTCGTCGACGCGGAAGGTGAGGTAGCGCTGATTTTTTAAGACGTCATCTTCGGCGACTCCTGTTTTTGCGGTTCTACCCTTGCGCGAGCTCGATGCGATTGCGCGATAGAAATGAAACCGTTTGCGACCGTTGAAATCGGCTCCGAATCCCTCGGCGGTGGGTTCCCCCTCCTCGATTGTGCCGACCGGCTTATCGTCGGTGTTGGCGCGGGTGATAAGCAGGTTCCCGTCCCAGGTGCAGGAGAGGAGGAGGCCACGTTGTGCCGCCAGTTTTCGCAGGTGCTCGAATATTGTCTCGGTTTGCTCTGCTGAGACGCGCGCGAATTTCATCTCCTCGTAAGTGGTTTTCTTGCCCGTGATTTTATAGGTTTTGCCGGTCTCGATGGGTTTGTCGATAAGCGGCATCGTCTTGATAAATCCCTGAGCGGTATTTATTCCCATCTGGTTTACAACCGGAACGTATTTCCCGATGCTGACGGTTTTTGGTACGAGCAGGTTCACTCCGTCTCCTATCACGACCTGTATCCCGTGGGGTTCACATTGCTGTTTGCATCGCGCGGTCAAACTGATATTTGACGCCTCATAGGGTGGGAGGACTGTCGAATCGATTATGTCGGCGGTTTTCGTGAATCCTCCGAGCTCCTTGACTGTGCCGGATTTATCGCGCTTGTGTTTTACATTGTAGAGGATTTGCTCGGACTCGAGATTGCCGCCGATATAGATTTTGCATTTACTGTACGAATACGGAGCGGTGATGCGGTCGAACTCTGGATCCTTGCCGGGAAACCAGGGGATCTCGGCGGTGAATGCGTCTGCGCATGTATCCATCGAACGCATGAATTTTGCGGAGGTAGCGACGACCTCGCGGCCGTCGATGATGAGGGTGAAATCGTCTCGGCCCTTTCCGGGGAGATCATGCATAAATAATCACCTCCCGGCCTGCGGGCAGAATCAGGATATCGTTTCCATGCAGGTTATTCGAGCGTATAAAAAGATCGTGATAATAATCGATGTCCTCGATATTCGGCTGGTACTCGGTGACAGCGATCTCGAGGGGTGAGCGAGCCTTTTTCAGGCGAAACCGCTTCTCGGTCTTGAGATTGTAGAACTGCGCGAGAAGGTATTGAAATACGAGCGTATAGAGCTGTATCAAATTCGTGTACGTGGCGGTTTGGCTGAAATACTGGCGCTCGATATCCAGTTCGGAGTACATGTCTTGAATCGCTTCGATGCGGGCGACGACCGAGTTGAAAAACGCTGCGGCTCCGTCGATTGCGGCGATGACCTCGGACCGGCTCTGATACTGCGATGTCGCGGCGATCTGCGCCGCCGCCATGAGGGTGAGGGTCGCGCCGAATTCGATGACAACGACTTTGTTGTGATCCTCCTCTGTGGTGGTCGCCGGTGCAAGCGTGAAAATCTCGTCGGCAAGGGCGGAGTATGCCGAGGATCTGGTCTGGTAGTCGGTGCTTCCGTCCAGGGGGGCGAGCGACATGTTTGTCATCGCCGCCGACATGTCGGTCGTATCCGGATCGGAGTAGTCGAAGGCCGAGAGCGCGCCGTTGAAAGTCGCTTTCGCGTCGTCGAAGGCATTGCGCGCCATTGTGACCGTCGCACAGATGCCGGATATCGTCCTCGACATGAACCCGGAAATTTTATTGAACGTGCCCAGCGCCGCCGTGATATTGGAGAAAATGTCAGTGCGGAGTTGCGTGAGCATCGTCATGCAATCTTCGGCGACATTCATTATTTTTGCGAGGGTTCCCAGGAGCGTTTCTTCAAGGCTTACGACGCGCTCTGCATTTGCGGGTTCGATCCACTGCGTGTCGAATTGCGTATAGTTCCCGGACTCGACGGGGTCTGTGCTTTCTTCTGCACTTATAAGATGCAAAATGAGCGTGCCGTGTACGGGGTGGACGACCTCCCAATCGCCAGATTCCTTAAACAATTCATCGTAGAAGTTGGCGGCGTCGCGTTGGTGATTTATGCCGTCGAAATACACCGTGAGAGGCCAGAGCGTCGATTTCGGCTCCAAGTCCTGTACGATCGTGCCCTTGAATTTCGGGGGGTCGAATTGTCCGAGCTTACGCTCGAAACTGCGTTTGTTATTGCGCCAGAGACATTCGAATGTGCCGGATTGCGCGCCGCCAAGTGGATTGTATTTATTGAGACCGGCTTTTAAATCGTCGGTTAACGAAGACTCTCCTTTCTTACGCGCGCTCGGGCTTTTAAAAACTATTACGTCGCGGGTTTCGTTCTGCCAGCTCACATTACACCTACGAGATGCATCGGAATATTCGGAGCACCCTTAGTTTTTGACGATGCGGTGCTGCCGGCCGGTGCGTTATTGATATTGAGCTGCCCCTCGAATTGTACGCCCCTGTTGCCCTCGCGCGCCTGGTTCGGTGCGGTGAGTTCATTGCGGCGATCCTCGATCTTTTGACGCGTGGCGCTGACTAAATCCATCGCGCCGGCGCCGAGTACTCCGGTGAGGAGCCCCTTGATTATGGGGTTGTCCAGAACCCCGGTCAGGCGATAGAATAAATCGATCATCTCCTCGATGTGTGTATTAAGGTAGACGAGCCAGGCCGCAGCGGCGGCGAACACGAATACAATCGGACACGCTGAGATCGCTAAATTAAGAGCCCACTGCGAGGCGGTGACGAGTGCGGTTTTTGCGGCGACGACAGCCTGCCAGAACGCAGTGCCACCGAGTACGAAATTAAACAGCCCATGCGCGGCGATGACCGAACGCATGAGCGGGAGCATCTGCGCGAGGTATCTGATCCAGCCCACGCCTGTAACAACGGCCTGTGCGATTGCGATGCCGATGAGGGCGGCCTTGTAGGCGACGAACAGCCCGACGGCGATCCCGAGCGCGGGCACGAGTTTTTGTATTATGGCGGATATCGTATCACGGTTTGCATCAGCCCATGTCGCGAATGCGGCTATAAGTGGAGTGAGCGCCGACATTATATCGTTGAGCGCGGGTAATAGGGCGGTGCCAAGTCCCGCCTTCATGGAAAACATGAGGTTTTTAAATCGCTGTTCTGAGGCTGCGAATTTATTCGCTGCGTCTGCGGCTGCGGGGCCGAATTCCTTGCGCATCTGCGCCGCGAAACGTGAGATGAATTTTTCTGCGGGGATTCCGCGCGCAACGAGTTTTTCAAGTTCTGCCGTGGTCACTCCCATAGATCGAGCCGCTATCTGCATCGCTCCCGGTATGCGCTCACCGAGCTGTCCGCGTAGCTCCTCCATTGAGACTTTGCCCTTGCTGATGATCTGAGAGATCGCCAGGAGCGCTCCCTGTGACTGTTCCGATGTGAGCTGCAAGGCTGTCGCGGCTTCTGATACTCCAAGAAATGTCTGTTGCACGTCAAAATTTGAAATGGCGGTGCCCTTAGCGGCGGCGGCAATACCTTTATACGCATCTGCGGCCATTACGAAATCAAGTCCGAGCCTGTGCGATTCCTCGCGAACAAATCTCATTTGGTTGGCGGCATCACTCTGGAACACCGAGCGGAAAGATGTCTCAAGGGCCGATGCCTGTTTCGCCGCATCTTTTATCGAGTTTCCAATCTTGATAATTCCCGCTACTCCGAGGGCTGGAATTATCGCTTTGAATGCGGAGTTTACCATGCCTGCGCTTCGACTTGCACGTGCGCCGAACCTATCGGCGGCCGCTCCCATCTTGTTAAAGGCGGGGCTCATTTTGTCGGTGGCACGGAATGCGGTGACGACTGCGAAATCAGGCATTATTTACCGCACTGTGGACAGGATTTATGTTTTCGTGCATCATATTTTTTCCCGCATGAACAGACTCGCATTGCCTCGGCGTCGGCCATGAGCTCGTGCCAGTGATTCCACTCCCGCATTTCGGAAAATCTGAGTCGCTTGATCTCCGAAATCTGCTGCCCCCGGCTGAATAGGTTTCCCATCCATTGCCAGAGCCGTTCTACACACACAATAAAAAAAGTGTACCGAGTGATTCGGCGATTGAATTGTCCACCCCTTTTAGTTTTTTGATCGCGGCGAACCCCATGCCGGAGAGGGAGCCGAGGAGCGTATACATGCGCTGGTAATGGTTCTCGGCAGGGATTCCGTCCATGCTGCATTTCGACTCGCCTCCGATTTCCTCGTAGGTGATAACGTCCTTACCGCTCTTGAGGATCTGCACCACCTGCAGGCCAGCCTCGGTTTTTACCTCGAGTAGTCCCGCACGTACCGCGCGCGCGAGGCGATCGATCGACATTGAGACCGCCGATTTCTGTTTTTCATCGGTGATGTCGGAAAGGTCGAACAGATACCAATCGAGGATTTTCTGGATCTCCGCGCGCGCCGTCTCCGCGCTGAATTTTCTCTCCGGTTTCTGCGCCGGTGCCTGAGCCTGTGCGTCTGCCATGATTCCTCCTATTCTCCGTAAATATTTCTGACCGGGGGTTTCGCCCTTCGGTTTGTTGCATACGTGATTTTTATTTTTCCCTGCTGCTCCAGGGGATAGGCTATATCGTATCGCATGAGTTTAAATTCGCCTTGCCTGATGCACGCCTCCCTGTTTGACGATCGCACGGGGAGGAATCCGAGGCAGGGTACTTTCTGGGACGGCGGAAATGCGTTTGCATAGTCCGGTTTTTCCATGCCCACGTCGAGCTTTGAACCGTGGCCCTTGCGCTCCTGGGCCTGCGCGATGACGAGTTTTTCGATCCAGTTTATCGGGAGCACCCGAGTGAGTTGCTTCGAGTAGTTGTGGTCGCCTCCGAGATTGCCCCACCATTTCGCCTTTTTCTTGTGGTCGGTGTGGAGGAAAAAACATTCGGTTTGATACGATTTTTGTATCCTCCATTTATCGGGAAACATCACGACGCCGCGGCGCATGATGCGCTTTACCCTGGCGACGTTTATATGGTCCCGCTTGCTCGCGGCAACGAGGCGCTCGATCACGGTCGGCGATGCGTATTCGTCGTCGTCGTCGAGGAAGTGATACCACCCCGGCCCGTCAGGGATCGCGGCGAGAAGCGAGTTGTTGTAAAGATTGTAATAACCGTTTCCGTATTCGGGGCCGTATGCTGAGCCCTCGATCACGATATCCCCGTACACATACCCATCGCGGGGATCGTCGGTATGCACGATGGTCTGTATATTTTTATAGGTTTGTTTTTGTACAGACTCCATCGCGCGCGCGAAAAATCGCGGACGCCCGCTGGTGCGAATGAGTATGTATACAGGGAGAATCATGCAATTTATTCTCCATCTTCTGTTACTGCGCCGGGAACGGTGTCCAGTCGTCGTCGGGAATGAAATTGATAGTCGCTTTGCTGTCCTCGGACTCCCATTTCTCAAAATCAAACTGCCCTGATGCGCGGTAAACAGTGCCGTCGGCGAATTCCACGGAATAAGTTTTGCTCGCGATTGAGTCGGCCTTCTCGGCAAGCGCCTCGATCTTGTCCGCTGAGGTGGCGATGGAAATCCCCTCCATTTTTTTCACCTGTTTGGTGAATTTCTGGAGAGTGCGCCCCGTGGTGGCGATACCGTCGTGTTTGAATTTTGTCGGGGTCAGGCTGATGTTTACGTCCGCAAACACGTCAACGGTTATGCCGTCAATCGTGATTTTCTTCGGGGTTCCCGTGATCGCTCCCATGATTATTCACCTCCCACGAGAAGAATTGCGATGCTGGTGTCGAACGTAACGAGCGTATTGTATATCCCGCCTTCGCCGCTGAGGATTACCGGGAACGTGATATCGAAACCGGTGAGTCCTGCGCGCAGCGTGACGGAGAGATGCTGCTTCGTGTATTTCGCCTGATAAATCCAAGCGTTCGCCTCAAATGCGTCGGCGAGAGCGCAGAGATCATCAATCACCGATCCGACGTCGCGGGCCTTCTCGCGGCTGATTGCATTGCTGACCTTGCTGGTATCAGCGACAAGAGTGATGCCTTTCCATTTTGACGCCTCAAAATTCAGGCGGGTCGTGTTCAGGATGCTCTGCAGGATCGAGATATTCCGCATCGGCCTGTATCCGTTGGATTCAGGAGCCACGTCGGTGGGGCGATAAAACGTGATGACGTTCTGGAGGTAGAGAGTCCCCGCTTTTACAAGCGTGGTGCCGACGCCGCCTTTGACTGCCTGGTCGCGGCTATCATAGTCATTCGTCCAGCGATCGGCGGTCGCTCCCGGCCAGATTCCATCGAGGGCTTTGTCAATATACCCTTCCTCGGCACGTATGGTGTTTGTGACCGCCATGACGCCGATTGCCTGCGCCGCTATTTCCTGCGGGTGGTTCGGAGATCCCGGGGCGCAGATTTTACCGTTGGTGCGGTCGGTTCTGCGGAGCGCGGCGAATGCAAGGGCTGCGGTGAGTCCGGCGGCAAGGGGTGTCGTGTCGCCGATGAGCGATCGGAACGGTCGCGCAACC